GCGACATGGAAGGTATTTCCGGTCTTGTGCAACGGCTCGTTTGCCACTTTAACGGATGTCCACGCAAGCCTTGCGGAATATACTACGGTCGCCCTGCTTGAGCCTACCGAAGAGGTGATTACAAAGGCGGGAGTGGACTACACCCTTGCCGCAAACTATGCACGGCGCGATTCCAACTCCAGAATTGTCAGTTACTCCTTCTATTTCCGCAACAACGAGACAGACACGGGGTTACAAGGAGTCCGACTTTCCATCAGGTTCAAGACCGCGATGGGAGAGGTCGTGGCATCAGTCCAGAACACCATTGGGACCGTGGCAGCAAATTCCAATGTCAACGCAGACGGTTCTTATTCATTCGACTCTATCGGCGTCGCCGAAAGCATCTATTCCGTGGATGCTCATGTTGACCAGATAATCGGACGCGACTACACAACTCAGTGGGCGGAGGCTGTCGTCAATGCTATAACGCCAGATTAAACTTCAAAGATATGCAAGACTACAACAAAAAGAACCTCATCCTTTTCGTAATCCTCGTGGCGGTCGGCCTTACCGTCCTCTCCACAGTTATCTTCCTTTCCGCCCGGTATTGGTGGTCGGCCATCCTCCCGGTTGCGGCTATCGGCTACGGAATCTACGCCCTTGTCAAAACCTATTTGCCTTTGACGAAATGGAACTCAAACTCTACATCATCGACCAGATAGCCGGAATCCTCGCCGGGGTCAAGATTAACAGAATCGAGGACAAGGCGGCGAAGTCCAATCTGATGAAGGACTACCTCGCCATTCGGAAAGTCCTCAAGGAAGCCCAGGAGGACAAGGATGAAATCGTCCGCAAGTTCCAGGAGGACTGGAAGGACGAACTCGCAGCCGTGGAGAAGTACCGCCGGGAGAACAAACCCGTTGTCGGACACCTGGATTATCTGGAGGCCGAAAGGGACGCGAACAAGGCCATCCAGGACCTTTTCGGGAAGGAAGTGGAACTCACCCTTACCCCGGTGCCTTTCGATGCGTTCTCGGGCGTTTCCGAGGACCTGACGCTTGAGCAGCTCGCGTTCCTTCAGGAGAGCGGGGTCATTGAAGGATAGCCCGCCGTGAGGTGCGCCGCGGTATAGAATTGTTGTTTTGTGACGGGGGCTTCGGCCCCCAAGTAAAAAGCGAAGAATCATGGTTATCCAAGATGAAGCGTTCTTCGGAACGGAGAAGAAATACCTGATTGAGGTCCAGTCTTCCGGGTTCGACATGGACCGGGACGATTTTGAGGTCATCATAAAGCGCGGTGGGAACACCATCCGCATCCCGAAGTCCGACCTCATCGTGGAGCCGTACACCGTAACCGTGGACGGGCAGGAGGTGAGGAAGAACAACTACTACTTCACCTTCAACACCACCGACCTCGGTCCGGGGCTGGCGACCATCAAGGTGATTGCCCATGTGCCCGATACCGACTTCCAGGACGGCATCCGGGACGAGGTGGACATGTTTAACTTTTTGAGGATAAAGAGCGCATGATGGAGCACAACAGCGGATGCCTCACGGTGAGGCTGGAGTCCAAGGGAGGCATGACGGTGCGCATCGCACTCGTCTGTGCGACGAATATCGGCCCTCACGGCATTCCCGCAAACGCCCTCTGCACGGTGGACGGGATACCGCTCATCACCGCGGACGGGTATTATTTGATCGTACAAAACTCGTAAGAATATGGCAGAACAAGGATACAATCTTGAGCAGACCGGGCCGGAGGTCCAGGGTGCTCTCAACAAGATAATCAGCATCTCCCCGGCCACGGAAGAGGCCCCCGGCCTCATGTCGGCTGAGGACAAGGCCAAGCTGGACGGAATCACCCCTGCAAGCTATGCCACAAAGGATGAACTCGCCTCCAAGGTGGACAAGGAGACGGGGAAGGGGCTCTCCGAGAACGACTACACCGATGAGGACAAGGCCCTTGTCGGCACCATCGAGGGGAAGCAGGATACGATCCAAGACCTCGACGAGATCCGTTCCGGGGCGGCATTGGGTGCGACCGCGTACCAGAAGCCGTCCTCTGGAATCCCCGGCAGCGACCTTGCGCGGCTCCGCCTCACGGGGCTCCCTCTTGCCGGAGAGTACACGGCGGAGAATTTCCAGGCGTCATATTGCACCCTTGAGGAACTCGCCAAGGCAGCGAATGGGACCTACCAAACCGCATCCTATGCGGGGATGAGCGGGACATCCTCTGGTTTTACGATGATTCTCCCGCTGGCAGGTGGCGTGAATGCGGTATTCGGGACGCTCTCATACACGGTGCATATCTACAACGCCACGACCGTCATCACGGTCTCATGGCAGAACACCGGGAACACGGTCACGGTCACTACCGCTTCCATCCCGGACGTGTCACAGTTCGTCACCAGGTCCGTAAACGACCTTGCGAACTACTACCTCAAGAGCGAAACCTTCACAAAGGCCGAGGTCCAGTCTCTCATCGGTGCCATCCAGCAGTTTCACTACGAGATTTACGCATCCACGAGCGCAATCGTGAGCCCGGCCAGCAACGTCCTTTATCTCATCGGACCTACGGGGACTGGAGCGGACAAGTACGAGGAGTATGTCTATTCCAACAACGCCTTCGTCAAGATTGGCGACACGAGCATTGACCTCTCGAACTATGTCACCACCTCGGCCTTGAACACGGCCCTTGCGGATTACACCACCACGGCGAACCTCACGACCTTGCTCGCCGGGAAGCAGGATGCCATCAGTGATTTGGATACCATCCGCACGGGTGCAGGACTTGGTGCTACGGCTTACCAGAAACCGCAGACGGGCATCCCTGCATCGGACCTTGCAAGCGGAGTTATCCCAGATGTGTCCGGCAAGGAATCCACCTCGAACAAGGTGACTTCCCTTTCCGCGCAGTCAACCGATACACAGTATCCGAGTGCGAAGTGCGTGTATGACCTTATCGGTGATGTCGAAACCCTCATAAACGCTTTGTAGTATGAGCATCGCAACAGCTATAATTTCAGCGCAAGGAAAGGTCGCAGCAGCCTATTCAAAGTGCAATGACAAGGGGGCTACAATGCCCGGTACCCAGAACCTCGCCAACCTCGCCGATACGATTGACAGCATTCAGCAGGGCGGCGGAGGAATCCAGCTTACCGGATATACGCAGGGGGCGGTAGTCAACATACGGCCTACCTATCAGTCCGGAGCCCCGTCATACACTATCCCGAACCCGCTGACGGTTCCCCCGAAAGTGCTCGTGGGGGTAATGGAGGGAGACATCACCGGACGAAGCGGGTGCGCGGGCGCGTGGCTCGTTGCCTTTGAGCAAGTAACCGGAATGACGTCGGCGGCTCAAATTGCGTCGTCCACAATCAGTGGCGGGGTGGTCAGTCCCGGAGGAATGAATGTTACTGTAACTTACGATGGCAACAACAATACTATTACTATTGCACTGACACTTTACGACCATCCGAACTACGGATGGAATGTAATCATACTCGGATAGCCATGTACCATTATCTTATCAACGGGGCCATCGTCACGATGGCGACTGAATGGCCCGGACACACGGCGATGACAGATGCGGAATACGACGCCGCTCTCCGGGAGACCGCGACACGGGAGGCGACCATAGACCGCTATGTCGGCGGAGAGATTACGCTGGATGAAGTCCCGGCGGCATACCGCGACGAGGCGGCTGCGGCGAAGGCGCTGCACGACGACCCGCCCGTACCCGAATCGGAAGCACTTAACATCATCATCGGAAATGAGACGGGGTGAAGCATTGAACTATCGCCGCAAGATTGAGCGTGCGGCTGAATCGCAGAGCGACGAGAACGCTCTTGACAGCATCGAACTCTTCCAGCACTGGGAGGACCTTATCGGCACGCAGGTCCAGTCCGGGAAGCGCGTGCAGGACGGGGGGAAACTCTACGAGTGTATCCAGTCCCACACTCCACAGGGTGACTGGAATCCATCGCTGACACCAGCCTTGTGGAAGGAGGTCAGCCTTGACGAGTGGCCCGCATGGGTACAGCCCACTGGAGCACAAGACGCCTACAACCAAGGCGACCAAGTGTCCCACAACGATAAGCATTGGACCTCCGATGTGGACGCGAATATATGGGAACCTGGTGTCTATGGGTGGACCGAAGTACCTCAAACTACATAGCCCTATGAAACGCCTTATCTACATCCTTTTCCTCGCCCTCTCCTGCACAGCCCTCTCTCCGGAGAGAGACCTTGCTGAGTTCTTGCAAACCCGCTCCGACGAGCCCCTGAACGGGACGATTTGGGAGCACAAGACGGGCGAGCAGTACAACCGCTACCTTTGGTTCGACAAGTACGACGTGAGCCTTTTCTACGGGGTTTATGAGGACGGTGAACTGCAAAGGTGGAGCGAGTTCTACACGTCCCCTTATCTCTTTGACGGGAATGAGGTGGAAACGGCTCTCACCTATCCCAAATGGGGAGAGAGGGAACGCGCCTACTCCATCACCATCATCCGCTCCGTGGAGGGCTACACCATCAGCGCAGGGGAGACGTGTACTCTTACTTCGGCCCCTACACTACCGACATTGAAGGCCAGTGGATGCTGATTACCGCAGTTCCGAAACCGTGGGATTAAAAAGAGGCGCCAGCCGTAGCCAGCACCCATAAACAAACTCTAAGATTGGCGTCCCGTTGAGTTGGTAATGCAAAGATACGAAAACTATTTGGATTGACACTTATGAAAATCGAATTTGAAGTTCGGGACGATTTCGCAAAAGACGGAAGACCCGTATTCGGAAGACCCACTATGGAAAAACTCCTTGCCGACTTTTCGCGGCTTTTGCTCACCACGCTTGACGAGACCATCCACAATGTCAAGATTGATGGAGAAGATATCACTGTCTATTAGGCCGTGGAATTAACATTAAGGCAGTGGAATTAACATTAAGTTAGTAACAAGTTAGTAACATTATAACGTTATAACATTATGGACCAGAAAACGTATGTAAAGAAATTCATGCTGTGGACGGGAATCGCCGCAGCGGTCGTCATGCTCATCGTCAACCTCTGCACCTTCAAGGTGGTCGAGGCCAACGTCTTCGAGGAAATCGCCAAGCGGGTAGTCATGTGCCTCGGCCTCCTCGGCGGGTACGAACTCTTCGCCGGGGTAATCTTCGGGCCGCTCTTTTACCACATCAAGTACGACAAGCTCAAATGAGGTACAAGATCTACCCCGACCGAATCAAGCTGATTGACTCCCACCTCGTCTGCAAACGTAAGATGGGGCGGGAGCTGACCAGCATTCGGAATTTACACCCGTCCTGCGGATTGTGGCAGAGGTCGGACGCATCCATCAAGAGCGAGTGGCGTTCACACAACCTCGCCTACGACCTCGGAATTGCCCGAGAACGCACGAAAGACGCGGATTTGAACTTCGCCCTACCCTGGTACGCCAAAGCCTTCTATTGGTTCGCAGGGGCGGTTGCGTGGGTGTTTATCAAATAACTTAATAACTCTATGCGCTATGGAGAAATTAGACATTATCTGGAGGGTCGTGGAACTGCTCATAGCCGTTGTCAGCGCGAGCTTCCTTACCCGAATCCTCACCATCCGGGAGCGGGTTAAGCAGGAGAAATCCAACTCCGCAAGGGCTGACGCGGAGGCGAAGGCCGAACAGATCGAGAACGTGAAGAAGGTGTTCATCGACCTTTACAAGCCCGTCCTCGACGACTTGGAGAACCGCCTGGAGAAGATGGGCGAGAAGGTCAATTCCGTGGAGGCGGAGAACGATTCGCTAAAAAAAGAGATTGCGGAGGTCAGGGAAGAGAACGCCCGTCTCAAGGCGGAGAACGAGGAACTGCGTGATGCCCTCCGCGAGATCCGCCCGGACCTCGTTCCAACACGGCGGGAGTCCAATGCCAGGAAGCAGCCCAGGAAAGGGAACGGCCAGTTCGTGAAGAAGGAGGGGGAATGACGCGAACCGAAATCATCAACGCCCTCCGTCCGTTCTTCGACGTGGACGAGCTCGTCTGCGACCATACCTACGCGAAGTTCGGGGCGGTCCAGTCGTGGAACTTCCTCGACACGTTTTACCTGCACGCCCTGTTGGTTATCCGCCGGGACATCTTGAAAAAACCGATGTGGTGCAATTCAAAGACGAAGCACCAGCGTGGCCTTCGGTGTAACCGCTGTGAAATGGTAAGAGGAAAGTCCTCCGTCTATCTCTCCGCGCATTGTCTGGGAAAGGCCGGGGACTTCGACGTTATCGGGATGACGGCGGAGCAGGCGAGACAGAAAATCAAGGAAAACGCCCACCTCCTTCCATGCCCCGTCCGGCTGGAGAAGGGTGTTTCCTGGCTCCATATCGACGTGCGCCCGGACGACACGAGGCCGGGGCAGAAGGTAATCGAGTTCAGCGCATGATGTACTTCGTCACAACCACGGGCGGCTACCGCATCGGGCCTTTCGACGATTACGCGAAGGCTTATGAAGCCGCCATCATTAACTTTGGAATGGAAGGATGGGAAATCTCGCACACATAGGGACACCGGGGAGGACCGTTACCTTATTTGTTTTCGTATTCTTATTCATGGGATTCCTCCCCGGATGCTCCCCGCGTATCGTCGAGAAGGTCAGGACGGAGTATGTGTACCGCGATGTCCATCACCGCGACACCACCGTTCAGCACGATTCCGTCTATATCCGCGAGTATATAAAGGGCGATACCGTTCACCACTACGAATACCGAGACAGATATGTCTACCGCGACCGGTGGAGGGACAGCATACAACTGCGAGAAGTCCACGACACGACCGCCGTGGAGGTCAAGGTGGAGAAACCCTTGTCTTGGTCTCAGAAGGCCAAAATCGGGGCGTTTCCGTGGCTTTTGTTGGGCTTTCTCGCCTTGCTTATCTGGGTGACAAAAAAATGGTGGCTACGATTGCCGTAACCACCAATCCCTAATTTTCCCGTTGAGGGTATTTAGCCCCTCCGGGACAAAGGTAATAAATCCCGCCGGAAGTCCCAATCGTATGCCGGAAATACTTTTCGCGGACGAAGGCGGGAAACAAAAATCCCCGACACCCGAAGAAGGATGCCGGGGATAATTCATACACCCTTTTCGCCAACCGCGAATGTTATATCACCATTTTTATCGCAAGTTATCACAAGCGCGTGTTTTTCGATAAATCCGCATACCGGGCCGATTTCCGCAATATCCGCGAAGTAACCCACTATCTTGTGGCCGTACTCTCGTAATTGCTCGTTCGTCGGCTTGAGATGCCGATACTCGTGGGCGGTAGCACCATCGATTACCGAAAACTCGTGAGAGCAATCCTTCCACTCTCCGTTTCCATCCTTATATTGGAGTCCCCCGGTTGGGTATTCCGGAAATGTCGGAATGGTCGGACGCGGAGCATCTTCCGCGAATGTTAAAGAGTCGTTTTCGTTTGTTTCCATCTTAATACCCTCCTTCGTTTTCGGTTAGCCATTCCTTGAGCAAGACCTCGCCCTTGGCGAGTACATAGTTTACGTCCGGGTCTTGGACGTTGCAGATTTCGATGTCAGAGCCATCGTTGGCGCACCCCTTCTTCCAAATCTTCAAGCACCAATCCATGTGCTTTGAGTAGTAAAGTTCAAAGTGAGCCGGGCAACGCTCGACAAGCACAAGCCAATCTATGTGCATCACTCCGCCTCCTTAATCTTGAACTTGTAACTCACCCTCATCTTCCCGTCCACCTCGTCCACGGTAGGCGCGACCTTGTGCATGATGTCGTAGGCGATGTTGTGGGCGATGCGGTTCTTCGCAATGGAAAGCACCTTCGCATCGGTCGTGTACTTCATCATGTCCGATTCCGTGACCGTGTAGGACGAATGCACAACCTCCGCGTCCTCCATAGAGGAAAGCGTCAAGAAGTCCTCCTTGTTTTGTTTCTCCCTTTCATCCATGGAGACCTCCTGCTTGTCAAGGGCCAGTTCCCGATCGTTGAGATACCCTTCCCTTCCGAATAACATACACCACCAGATAATCTCAAAGATGGCGATGATGGCGATAAGAATAAATGCGAATGTCATAGTTTTTTGAGATAGAAGTTCTTTAATAATTCCTCGTCCACGATTCCTTCGCCAGGTTGTTCGCGGATGAACTTGAAGATGGCGTCCACCACGTCTTGATTGGCGGAGCGGTCTGCATACAAGAGGATAAGCCGGGCAAGTTCGTTGGCCTCCTCCTGCCATATCTGGACGTTTCGGAAGTTGTGCCTTTCATCTTCCTTGTAGATGTCCTGCGTCATGTCCTCTTGGAGAACGAGCGCGGTCTGAACGGCCTTTGTGTAGCGGTTGAATAGTTGCTTCTTCTCGCCCCGGAAACGAAATCCGTTCAGGCGGTATCTCCTATCGGATTCCCGGAGAATAAGGTCCATCGCGAGGCTCATCATATAGAGCGTATTCGCCAATACTGCCTGGCGTTTTTCTTCTTCCTTATTGCCCATAAAATTCTCTTTCCGGCGGCTCCTTGCAGAGCCGTTCAAGTTCGTGGATCGCCACGTCGAGTGCTTGCCCGATGATGGTTGGATTCGGCATATCCGGTGAGTCCTCAATAGGTCCATTGTATCTGCGCCAATACTGGTAGTCCTTTAATACTTCCAGCGCGGTCTTTCTGTCCATGTTACTCATCTTTTCTTCGGTAATAGGTTGTTAAGGCGTAAGGGATTGCGCCGAATAGGTAACGCTCCAATTCTTCCGGGGTGCTTATTCTACGATGTGGTTTGTTATCGAAGTTTGCAAACACTTCGATTGGTAATGCATCGCGCATTTCCGCAAGACAGGCATCCGTGATATACCCGTTCCAATCCCGCTTGATTTTCCGCTTCCCGAACCTCTCGCAGAAATCCGGCTCACTACAAAGGTGATAACCGGGATTACCGTAAAGTCTATCATTTGGATGCCACTTCCAATGTTGGCATCCGCTACATTCGTGCTTCTTACTCATCTTTGCTCGTTACTTTGATTAGTGGTTCGCTGCCTCTCGTTCATTTCAATGATGTACTTTTTCATGGCTATCCTTCTCGTTCAAATAGCGTATAATCTCGTTGATTTTATCCATTAGGTCGTATGGGTGTGGTGGGAATTGCCTTGCAACGCCGTCAGAACACTTCTCAAAAATAGGTTCAAGTTCTTCAATCATTTCTCTTTGAGTTTAGCGATTAAGGTATCTGCCCATTCGATGGCTTGTTCACACCAGATACTTTTATTGAGCGATTCCATTTCGTACACTTGACTTGCAGTTACAATAATGGATTGAAGTATATCCTTCACCGCCTCTCTGCGAAACTTCTCCCAATCCCAATCAACTTCCATCTGGAGAATTTCTTTTGCTTCTTCCTTTGTCATTTTTCAATCAGTTATGTCTAAAAAGTTATTCTACAAGAAGTTCTGGGATACAATCAAACGAGTCACATTCTTTTGCCGTTTCACGATATTTCCCGAAATAGTCTATATCCATTTCTTTGATAAGACATCTTCCCGAAAACGCGTGAAGTCCGTACCCATTGAAATGAGTACAGAACTGACAAGACTTTGCCTTATCAAAGTCCTCCAATACTTCCCCGTCTCTTGACGATATTCCAATCTTGATTTTCATTTGGAATTATTGTTAATCATTATTGCTATTTCTCAGTCATTTCAATGTGTTTAACAATTCCACCCTCGGAGACAATATGAAAGTCCAGATTGACCTCCTTTCCGTCCTTGAGGATGGGGATATGAGTTCCTGATATTCCTCCTTCAAGGACAATCAGGTCGCTTAACAAGTCTGCGAGTGTCATTTCTATTCCTCCTTATAGTGTTCCCAAGCAACACACCCGTTAACTTCGCATGGAGTTCCGGGAAGTCCTTTCCCACACTCATCGCCATTACGGAGCCATTTGCAAGTCATAGCCTTTTCGACCCTGCGTTTAGTCTCTTCTGGAATATTCTTTACAAATTCTTCGAATCTTCTATTTCTTTTCATTTCTGTTCCTCCTTACATTTTGGACAATAATTCGTGTAAACAGGCGGATGGTATGCTCCGCTATAAGAATAGGTGACAACGCACTTCCATCCCTTTCTTTCGGCTTCCTTATTTGCAATAACCTCATTAGCCGCATTGGTTTCAATCGTCTTGCCACACTTGTCGCAAGTTCTGTAATCATTTGTTTTCCTCCTTTCTTGCGTTAAATCTAAGATTAAAGAAGTGTTTGGCAATTGCCAACCCTACATTTCGGTTTGTGAGTTTGCTGAATACTGGGTCATCTTCAACATATTCTTTATATTCCTTCTCCAAATCCATCTTCGGCTGCTCCTGCTGGAGGGACTCGACGAGCCTCAACACTGACAGATACGTACTGATTTCGGCATCCCATTTACCTCCGCCAACCTTTACGTTCTTATCGGCAAGTTCTTTCCATTTCTTGTCAACGAGTTCTTTCAGTTTTTCTGCGTCAATGTATTTAGTCATTGTACCCTCCATACATTTTGTTTCCCGTAATTTCATAGTAAAGGTGCTCAAATTCTCCTTTCTCTTTCCTCGCAAGCCGTGCAGAAATCCTCGTAGTCCTGCATACGGTCGTAGGTGTCATCATAGTCCGGGTCGAACGGACTCTTGCCGAGGTTTTTGTCTTTCCAACTCATAACAAATCCAGCGTTTTGCAGATTGAATCGTAAACCTTTCGGCAATAGGCCAAATCCTCGGTTTCAAGAGGTTTCTCGCCTCCGTACATATAAGCGTCCATCTTTCGTCTGATGGCATCCAAATCGGACTTTACGCCGTAAAGAATAGATGTTGTTGTAGAATTCATCTTATTCTCCTTTCAAAAATTCAACATTGTAATTCGGATATTTCAAGAGCATATCCGTATAGTAGTCGCGAGCCTTCTTCTCGTCGATGAAGGTCTGGCTCGTGATATAACTCCCGCCGGAATACCTCCCATATCCGGGACGGGTGATGGTGACGGTGTAGGTCATTTCAATTTCTTGTAATACGTTTCCAAAACACTATCAACGGTAGATTTTTCGTCGATAAAAATAAGAACATCGTTAAAGAGAAGGTAGAACCCCAAATGATTCATCCTTGCATTAGCGACGAGTCCGGGAACCACTTCAAGTATGTTTTCTCCTAATTGCCCTTCGTATAATATCGTTATCTTCATAATGTAAGGTCAATCTTCATTGTTCGTAGGTCATTCTTGCTTTGTAAATTGAAGTGTTCCGTCCTCAAAAAGAGAGTCCCAAGCATCCTGCGCCGCTTTGTGCAATTCATTCCCGTTCATAACCATATCGCCATGTTCGTCAAACAATCTATTTATAGCCCAGCGAATCATTCTGAATAATTCAACTTTCTGATCGTATGTCATTTATTTTTCCTCTCCCAAATTTCAAAATACCCGTCCTTGCCGAAGATGTCCCGGCAAACGGCGGAGGTGGAACATAGATATTTCAACGAGCATCTCTTGCAAGGGTAGAAGCCAATCTTGTCCTTGAAGATGTGCCGGATGCCCCTGATGATGATTTCGTTTCTCATGCGATGCGGGTGACGGTAACAGAAAGTCTATCGGAGGAAAGATTCACGGTGTACCGCGTTCCGTATTGCGCGTTAAGATACGAGGCCGCACTTCTTGCGGCGTTCCACTTCTCTACCGGAAGTGTCCTTTGCTCGTTCACGTCCATATTACGGACGATGGAATAGGCACTCGGCTCGCGTTTCATAAGTCCTCCATCCAAAGCAATCCGACACAGAAGCAAAACCAGGAGAGATAGACGGCAACCGTCTTGCCTCCACGGAAGATGTCAAGGGCGGGGAGAACGGCTATCTTCCGCCAATCCTTGTGATGATAGAAGCTAATCATAATCCTTGTATTTGGTTTCCTTTACCCGCACCCCGGTCGAGCGGAAGGCAGCGGTCATGTTCACGCAGAGCCGGTCGGCGTACTCGTTCCACGGGTCCCCGGCGTGTCCGCGCACCCAAAAGAATTGGACGCGGAGGTGGCGCTTGCGGACCTCCTCCTGATACCTGTCGATAAGTCCGAGGTTCGTGTTTGCCCGCCACGCGCCGGAAAGGACCTTCACAACGTACTGCGAATCAGAGTGGATGAACAGTTCACACCCGTCCGGGACGCTCATGACGGCCATGATAGCCGCGCCAAGCTCCTGCTCCGGGGAACGTTGTTTCTTGTCCGGATCGTATTCCACCCGCCGGGCTTTCGCCCTTTCGTAAATCTTATCCCCGGTGGAATCAAGGATAACCACGGCGGAAGCCCCGATTTGCGAATCCATATCGAAACTCCCGTCCGTGTAGGCTGTGTATCTTTTCATCTTTGGTGCTTTATTATGGTTTTAAGCCACGTTCTATTGTTTTTGGTAGTCTTGCCTATCCGTTGGCTAAAAGTTGTTGTAATAAGGCTCTTTCGGCTTTTCGCTTTCAAAGTCCGGCATATCCTCGTATGGGTCAAGCGTAGCCTGGACGGGTTCTTCCCGCCAGCCGTACACGATGTTTTCCGTCTCGTCGTTCTTGATTCTCCGGGACTCGTTCTCGTAGTAGAGGCCGATAAGAGCATCCACCACGCCAAGCGAGCGATTCTTTGCAATCTCCAAGACGAGGGAAAAACGCATAAGCTCCATAACCGGGGCCTCTCCGAAGAAGTCCTTTGCCCGTCGTTGAAAGTCATTCCCGACCCGGTGCGAGATAAGGAGGTTGTCGCAAAGGTTCGTAAGGTTGGCCGTACCCGCGATGGATTCCTTGCGGAGTAGCTGGAAGGATTGCTCCTTTCGCGGGTGGCAGACCACGATGATGTGGACGTTCGCTTGCTTTGCGTATTGCTTTATGTCCTTGATGAATCGCGTCTGTTTCTCATTTTCACTCCCGTCAACATCGTCAAGGTCGAGAGCCATCAGATTGTCAAGGAGGATAAGTTGTACCCCATTCAATGCGACACACTCCTTGATGTCGGAGAAAAGTTGCGTGAACCCGGAGCCGTAGTCGTTGTTGTAGAGCCAGAACTTCCCATCCAGCCACTTATGAATAACCTCGGCGGTGGCCTTTGGCGCATAGTATAGATTCTCGTACCCATACTTTTGTACGACGAAGGATTTTCCGGCGGCCATCTGGTCGAGCCATGCCTGAAAGCGGAAGTCTTGTAGTTCCCCGGACCATGCCGCGACCTTGTATCCGCGTTGTACGGCGGCAAGGATGAAATGATTAAGGAGCGTTGTCTTTCCGGAGCCGGACAAGCCGGAGAGGATAGTCACATCGCCGAGGGTGAAGCCCATGATGCGCTTGTCGAGTTTTTCAATTCCGGACGGGATGGAAACATAGCTCGCCGGGTCAATCCACTTGATTTCCGACATCTGGAGCCATTTCTTTCCCCGGCTGTCCTCCTTCACCACTTGAACGGGTTGCGGGGCTTGCTTTCCATAGTAGGCCCTTCGCCTTTGGAACTCCTCCCTTTCCTTTCGGTCGTAGGCCGACGGGTCGAAGTGGAGTCGCACGTCCCGCCATTTCATGTTTGCGCAAGACGCATGGAGGCACTTGAACCCGATGGCTCCGGAGTCCATAACAAAGATGGCCGAGTCCGGGGCTTTGTGGTTTGGATTGAACGGGCACTCCGCAAGGATAAGTTTCTCTCCGCCGACGAATTTCACCCGCCTTGCAATCTCGATATGGTGCTCTTGGATGAACCCTTCGATGTCGAACCTTTCCGTAGAATAGTTGTTCGCCCGTGATGGAGCCTCGACTTCCGGATATTCGCTTGCGACCTTCCTGATGTACTCCACCCCGGTTTCTTCAATCCTGTCCGGGACGTGGACGAAATAGGAGAGCCGTTGCGGTCGGTCTTTGGTGCTGCGCCCCTTGTAGGATTGCGTGCCTATAATCTTTGCGATACGGGATGCGTTAAAGACGGACGTGTCCACCTTGACGGTCTTGACGTCTCCGAACATCATATCCAGGACGTTGATGAACCTTTTGATAAGGTTTGTACTTTCGTCCGTGTTTGGGAGGGTTATCTTGTAGTACAAGTGATAGCCGTTCCCGGAGAAAGCGACGACGGGCGCGGAAAACCCCTGGTCGCGGAGGTATCGGTACACGTCCCGCATGGTCCCTTCCGCGAGCTTGACCTCTTCGTCCGTGGCGTTGATCCCGGCGGTCCGTTCTGGGTCGAAGTCCAATAGGATGAACCGCCTTTCCGTGACCTCCTTGTCGGAGGTGGATGTCTTTGGCGACTTGATGATACACCCGGCTTGCTCCCTCCCGGAAAGCGAACCGTCGAGCTCGTTGATGGTGGCGTAGATGCCGCCCATCCCATCGAACCGCTTTATCTCGGAGAGCATCGTTTCCACGTCGGAGAAGTAGCCGGAGTAGGTGACTTTACCGATGATGCGCACCTCGGTAAGACGGTTCGGGGCCTTGAAGATGTCCCACCATCGCCTTATTGTTCTTTCGTCAATCATAATATCCTAAAGCCGTATGTTTCAACCGACGATGGTTGTGAAGATTCCACGCCCTTGTAGTCCGGGACTTGATTGAGGAAGGTCTGGAACATTTTCAGATATGTCGGGTTCGCCCCTTCGACGTACCGCTTGATAGCGTCCGTGAGTCCCTCCTCGGTCCACCCGCCCGTCGTGAGCATCCTCTCTATCTTCGGTTTATCTTTCTGTGCAGAGCGAAGCGCGACCTTGTTCCCGTCCGGCCTCGTGGTGGATGCCGGGTAGAGCGCGTAGATGCGTTCAACCGCCTCCTTGACGGACGGCTTTGCGGGTGCGGATGGTTTCGCGGGCTTCGGTTTCTCCTGGGTCGCGTAGTCTATGATGGTTAGCCGGGGAAGCGGGCCGGGCAATGTTTCCACCCATCCGTTGTCTTGCAAGCGCAGGATGAACCGCCGCACCTTGTCCGTACTCCATCCCCATCGCTTTGCGAGGTAGGCTTTGGATGCAATCACCATCCCGCGTTTCGCCTCGTACCTTTTCCCGTCAATGATTATCTCGGTGTCCTTGTATGCGGCCATCTGCACGAGGTCGATGAAGGCTTCCCGCCGCGTGGCGGGTTCGTCCTTTCCGAAGATGCCCCGTTGGAAGATGGTTCGCGGGATTGTGATGTAGCCGTCCATTTAGTTAGAATAGAGTCCTTTGCACGAAAGGAAGGACTTTCGTAGTCGCATCCTTGAAGATGTCCTTCTTGATTTCAAACCCGTATGCCTTGCGTTTGAGGTTCGCCGCCGCAAGGAGCGTCGTCCCGCTTCCGGCGCAAGGATCAATCACCACGTCGCCCTCGTCCGTGAAAAGCTCGATGAGCCGCTCCAGGACCGGGACGGATTTCTGTGTCGGGTGGACCTTGTGCGTGTCCATATCCCGCACCCAATCGAAGCAGTTGAACACCATCGCGCCGTTGTTATTGAACTTCGGGAGCCGGTTGCGATACAGGAGGACCGCGTACTCGCAATTCCCGACAACACGCATATTAGCCTTGAGCACCTGCGCCGAATAGTTCTTGCGGAACACGAGGTTGATGTAGTTGTTGAACCCGAACTCCTTTGCGGTTTCAATCAGTTGGACCTGTTGCTCAAAGGAGCAGAAGATAATCATGCACGGAGCTCCACCGGACTTCTTTCCGTTCTTTCCTATCGCCTTGCCTTCCGCGTTGCTTTTCGGCTCCGGCTTGAGCATCTGCGTTGAGAAGTGGAGAAATTCTTTTACGCGGAAGGTATAGTCTGTGTCGAAGAAAGCCTTTCCCGCGAGTTTGGATTCGCCATTGGCGTTGTCGCCCCCTTCGTACCACATAGGGTTGGAGCCGTATGCGTCCGTCCCGATAGCGTAGGGAATATCGGAGAGGATAAGTTGCGCTTTCTCGTTGATTCCGTGTGACTTCCAGTTTTGGAATGAATCGTTGCAGAGTTGGATTCCGCATTCTTTGTCTATATAGTCGGGATAAGGACGGAGCCTCGCCCGCTTTTCTTCAAGTGTTTCGTCCATTAGAACAATGTCGTTTTGATATAATCTCTCCCTTTCGGGACAAAGAGCCGTTCGGTTGCTTCCGTTGGCCCGCTTTGGTTGATAAGTGACTTGGCCTTTCTTTCCCAGATACACTCGAACCTATCTTCCGGCATTTGGTACTCGGAGATATAGACGGGTGCTTTCTGTTCAAGAATCCAATCGTAGAGCCGTTCGGAGTCAAAGTCGGATAGTTTCTTTGCCCCATAGCCGTTTGTGTTGGCGTAGGGCGGATCAAGGTAGATAACGGAGTCCTCTTCAATCGGAACATCGAAATAGTCACCTTGTTTGACTTCCATCCGTTCGAGGTTCTGAAGCCTTTCCAGCCGTTCGAGGTTCTGAAGCCTTTCCAGCCGTTCGAGGTTCTCCAAATGGATGTCTTTTTCATACCATTCCTTTCCACCGAGGATAGCGTAGGCCATGAGCCTCCGCTCCTTCATCGTCTTGCAAGAGTCGATAACGGAAAGGTCTGGGCCGCCGATGTCCTTCATTGGGCCGTAGTCGTGAAAACAGATGGCGTAGTGGAGCGCCCGCTTGAAGTTCTCGTTCTTGTCGCCCTCCGCGTAGATGTACGTCCGGCAATCGTTCCCGAAAGAGAACACGAGCCGCTCAAACGGGTCCTTGCTTTTGAAGAAATCCTCGCGTGAAACCCATTGGTAGGAGTTGCGGTACTTTCCTTTCGCCGCGTCCCGGAAAAGACCGGGCCAGGGGCCTATGTCGTTTGCGACGACCTTGCCCCATTTCCCGGAAAGGATAGCCGCATGGGTGATAGCACATCCCCCGGCAAAGAGGTCGTAAAGGACTTTAGCCGGGGGAAGGAAATCTATAATCTCATTCGCTATCTTGGATTTGGAACCCTTATAGGGTAGGCCGTATTGCATTAGAAATTCGCTAAAACTTTCTCAAACACTTCCTCCGTCACCTTCTCACCCAACACCCCGTAAATCACGTCCTTCATCCGTTCATAAAGCCCCGTGAACTCATCCTCGCCCATAGAGTCGAAACTCCACGAACGAGGAACTTCGACGAACTGTTGCAGACGCGGATTGAAGTAAACGTCATAATACCCGGCGGCGACGGTCAAGTAAGCACGGAAACCATCCTTCGACCGCCACGAGGCTTGCTGGTACTCGTTCATCAGCGACCATGCGGCGTTCAAAAGGGCAAAGGCTTTTCGGTGGAAGCGGACATTCCGCAGGACTTTTACATCGCACTCATAGGCTTGCCCGATGGCGAGTTTTTTCTTCTCGTCAAAGTCCTCGTCATACATCGGGACAAGCCCATGTGCGGTGTTAATGCAGGTGAGTTTCATTGTGCGCTAAAAAGGGAGATCACTCGGAACTTGCTGCGTGTAGGCCGGATCGTTCACGGGCGGCGGCGCGGGCTGCTGATACTGCGGAGCCGGAGGAACGGGTGCGGGTTGGTAGGTCGGTTGCGGCGGCGGGGCCGGGGCTTGGTACTGCGGTTGTGGCGCGTACTGCGGAGGCGGTGCGGGCTGCTGGTACTGCGGTTGCGGAGTGTAGCCGGGGGCCTGGGCTTGGGGTTGCGCCGGACGGGAGCCGCAGAGTTGGATGATGCTCGCGCGAACCTTCTTCGACTCGCGTGGCTGTCCGTTCTGGTCCTGCCACTTATCCGTGCGGATTTGGCCGACAAGAAGAATTTGCTGTCCCTTCTTCAAGAACGGATAGACGGAAGCCTTGTCCCAGATTTCGATGTCGAAAAATTCTGTGCTTTCGCCCGTGGTTCCGTCTTGTTTGCGGAACTTCTCGGACACGGCCACCCCGGTCTTTGCGACCTGGGACTGCCCGACGGTGCGGACCTCGACATCCCGTGTCAAATTGCCGAGGATTGTAATGCTTTGGTAGCTCATATTATTTGTTTTGTTTGAATGATATGCTTGCGGAAACGGTAGTTTCCTTCTTATACATTTCGTATAGTCCCGGGTTTGTCCGCTTGAGCCTCTCGGTATCTATCCCTGTCCGGGTGTAGGCTTTCTTGAGGGTGAACACTCCCCCGCCCCCTTCGAGTTTCTCCAACCCGTGTTCGAGCATATAGTCCTTCACGCGGTTGTCAAGCCCCTTCAAGGTGTCCTCAATCTTCTTGATTTGCTCCTTGAGCCGGGTGATTTCCTCCTGCTGGACCACATAGGCCGCAAGCTCCTGGTCGGTGAGGACGAGTTCGGCGGACGGTTCTTCGTGGAGGTCGATGTAGATACGGCCTTCGCGTTCGGCTTGGAGGAGCGCATCCACCTCGCTTTCCGGGATTTCCTCAACTGGGTAGAGACCGAGAACCTTTTCCTCCTTCTTGTCCAAGTGGAGGACTTTCAACGCCTCCACCTTGACGCCGGGGAATTGCCGTTCAAAGAGGACTTTGTATAAGGAGAGTTGCCACGAAAGACTGCGCCAATGAACCTTGTTGGTCGATTTGTAATCGACAAGAATCACGGAATCTGTCGTAGAACCCTCATAAACTCCGTCAATCATTGAAGCGACCGTTTCCTCATCGGAAATGAGTAACTCATTCACAAGGAACTTTAGGCCGTTTTCTTGGCAGATTTGGCGGTATTCCTGGAGGAACGGCGTAAGCATCACGGATTCTCCGTTGTCGTAGGACTCTATCGCTTCGTGCAGAGCCGTACCCTTTCGGGCGGCCTCCTCCAAAACCTTGTCCGGAATGCCGGAATAGTCTGGCATCAGCCCGTGCTTTCGGAGGAGGGTCGTAGCCCCTTGAAGTTCCTTGTCTCCGACCCAATACGAATGTGAGGTCTTTTCAAAAAAGACATTTTGGTTGTTAATTAGTTTCATAGGGTTTCTTTTTTTGCGAAAGAGAAATGAAGCCCGTGAGTTTGCTTGTACTTCCCGTTTGCAACACCAGAAACGCTGGTCGTAGTAATACCAAACGCCTGTGCCGCATCCGTCATACTACTAAAAACATCACCCGTTTCAATACACCGCATTGGAACTGCGTGGCTGTTATTCCTTCCGAGAACACGAAAGGCGTGTTTGTTATTCTCGGAGTATGAACACCATTCAAGGTTATCAACGCGATTGTCGTCCCTAATCCCGTTTTTGTGGTTTATGGTAGGAAGATTGTTTGGGTTGTCCAGAAACGATATGGCAACAAGTCGATGAACCGTGACTTGGTGCTTTTTCCCATCCCGCGAAAGCGTAACGGACATATAACCGTTCCCCGACCTTATCTGTGAGATAATTTGGGAATGGACAATTCTCATTCCGTTCCACTTCATAACAAGCCGATCCAACGAGCGAATGCGGCCTATATTACTCACTTGGTACAAGCCCTCATATCCAAGGATATTCCGCCACTCTTCATCGCGCCGTTCCATCCGAAATCTCTTTTTGGCGCTTTGCAAAGGCCGCTTTGAACTCGCGATCCTTGTGATAGTAGGTGTAGGTGTTCCACGCCCAGTTCATTTGCTCTTGCGTGGTGAAGGTGTTGATTTGGGCGATAATCTGTTGGAGGTTCATTTCCTCCTCGGCGGATTTCGGTGCGTCCACGTCGTCCTTGTCGGTGGCGATATGGAAGAACTTGAGGAGGAAATAACGCTCGCCATACGTCAATGCCGAGCCAAGTCCTTTGTCCCAGTTGTTCTGCCCGGATGAGGCCCAATGGCAGACGAGGGTTTCCCCGCTTTCCGAATCGACCCAAGTAAACTTGATTTTGAGGTTGCAGAAGATTTCGGACTTTGGCTTTACGTTGCCGTTCTTTTCATAAAGGTTGTAGTCCTGCCGAGTGAAGGTTGCGTCCTCTACTTCCGGAATAAGCAAGAGCCCCAACTTATCCATCGCAGGACGGACTATGCCGAGTATCTTGTCTCCGGAAACATACTGATAGGAGTTGCCGGACTTGTCTTTTGTCAAGCCAACAACCGCCTTCTGGAGTTCCAAAAGTTTCTTGTAGATTGTGTTTGCCATGATTATAAATGATAGCGTTTAACTTTCTTCTCGCTCGGCGTGGTGACGAACTCGGAATAGACCAAATATCCTTTGGCTTTTATATCCGCGATCCTTGCACCGAGCCGGAAGCATTGGAACTTTTCCAGCGCCTCCAACGGCGTGATAGTGTGCCCTTCGAGCATCCACTCCAGGATGCGGTCGGTCTGGCTCCCGGAGGTCTTGTTTTCGTTGATGTTTGGCATAATGATGATTAGAATATTTCGAGGTTATGAACGTATTGATAGTTCGGAGAAGCCGGATTAGAAGCCTTTTTGAATCGCCTTTTGAAGAACTCCTCCACGGTCGTAGCCCCGTCTATCCTGTTGGACGTAAAAAGGTCGCTACACTTGCACTTCGCGCACCCGCTTAAAGCCACTTCTTTTTGGATTTCCGGAACTCCGTAACCACGCCCATACTTGCGTATCATCGCCGTAGTGTTGAACGTTGTGGAGCGACGCACAAGCGCATCCCCGCAACAACAATCATTGTTGGTAAGATAGCGCATATCATTGTCGGATATGGAGTAACTGATACCATGCGATTCAAAGTATTCGATAAGCGGTTGGTAGAGTTTGTAGCGATACTCTGGCAAGAGATTTAGAAGCCCCTTCTGTGTAAACATTTCCTCCGGGATTCCGAGCGAGTGGAAAACATAGTCCTTCTGCTCGTCGTTTTGAGGAACGACCTTCAAGCCTTCCACGATGAAATGGTCCGCCCCCTCAAACATCTTGACTATATCCAAGCCGGAGACTCCGGGGATGAACGGCTGAATCCGTATTCCTACCTTAAACCCTTCTCTTTTCAATTCCCGGAAGAAAGATAGGCGAGAATCTATCGAAGGCACGAAAGGCTCAAAATCGGGACTTTTAGCGGTATTGGTGACGGATAGTTGAAAGGCGTGGAGGTCTGGTCTTATATTCGCCCCGTGCGTCGTATCGGACTTTGTGGAGAACAAGATTGAATAGCCGTACTTGTTGGCTATATCAATGATTTTGTTCGTTATGCGAAGCTCGTCATTGACTGGTTGAAAGGGATCGCTCATGCCCCCGAAATGCCACGTTATCCGGGCCGAAAGGAGCGTGTCGAGGAAGTTCCATTCTTGCCCCCCCCTATTTTGGATTCGAGCCAATCTGCGCTCGATGGAATCCGTGTCGGCAACTTGCAGATTCTTGCGAAATTCCATTATCTTTCGACCATTGGCGAAGCAATACTTACACCCGAAAGAGCAAGTTTTGTATGAATCCACGCGGACCGGGAGACCACAAATAGCAAACTTGCTACTTACGTTCAATCCCTCGAATTTCTCCATGTGTGTCTTGGTTTAGAAAAGAACCCCGTTGGGCGAAGTTTCGTAACTCGCATCGTAGCGGGTATTGTCGCCCTTTGGATAGTCATTTATGATTTGAAACTTCAAGTCCTTCTTCATCTTTCTCACTTGCCTTTTGTCGCCGAGGAATTGGAAGTACCGATATTTCTGCGACCTCTCCACCTTCACCATCTTCAAATCGGTTGTCTTGATGGAGAAGTTATTATAGAGTGAGCGAACGTGCATCCCTTCCTTCCCCTCCGGAAGATAGTCCGTATGTGGCTTCGAGAGTCCGGTGTATATCCAATTCGTTGCTTGGTAGATATACCCGTGATGGCCCTTCCCGCTATCTGCGTAGGAGATAACGACCATCGGGCGCGGAAGCATCTTCAAGCATCTGGAGACAAAGAAAGAGAGTGCGTTTCGTGGTAGTCCGTCGTTCACAACGAGACGATTGAGTTCAAGAAAGTTGTCTTTGTACTCAATCCCAATCGCTCCTATTATTAGGTCTTGCGAGGCCGGGACTCCGAAGGTACAAACTCCTTGCAATGAAGCACTTATACCCCCCCCGTATGGATTTCATAGAGTCCGAAGGCGTAGCATATCATCGGGACGCGGTGTGCGTAGTGCTTGTATAACACCCATTCTTTTGCCTCCGAAAACGGTATGCGACGGACGTCATAATTGTCCTTATTGAACTCCATCTTGATATGGTTTGAATTTGTAGTAATTCCTTTTCCCGTCCCAGTTCCGCTCCATACGGACGGCGCGGGTGGTGTTATCCGTGTAATAGGCAACGCAGTTCGGCTCGTCGAGGATGTAACCGAGTTTCTTGAGGTAAGCCCTCTGCGAGCATTTCCTCCGTGGTTGCCGCTTGACCTTCGCTTTGGTTTTCTGCGGAAGGCCGAAAGTGACCCTTGCCCTTTCCTCGCGGAGCGTCCGGCGGTAGGTCGCCACCCGTTTCTCAATGACCTCCGGGGTGATGTTGAGGGCCTTCCCTCCCCTTGCGATGTTGGATGCTTTCCCGGCCTTGACCGCGAGGTAGGACGCGAACTCCGGGGACTTGCGGAGGTGGTATATCTTCTGGACGTTTGTAACTCCGGAACGGGAAATGCCGAGCGCGTTGGCGATGTCTTGGTTCCGCATCGTGGCGAAGTTCCGGCGGATGAAGGCGATTTGCTCCTCGGTTAGCGGTTTCCCTATCGGCATCAGACCTCCTCCTTGTGCGCTGTGTAGCCGTCGTGGAAGGCAACGGCGTAAAACTTCGTGGTGTAGTCCGCGAAGAAATCCAGCAGGTTTGCCTCGGCGAGTGCCTTACACATCTGTTCGACTTTTCCGATGCCGAGGTACATTGTCGCTGCAACTGATGCGCGTTCCACTGTATTGCGCTCCATAGCCTTGCAAAACGCATCGAACTCCCGGTCGCTTTCCGCCGCTGTTGCGTCCGCGAAGGCTTTCCGTGCGAAATCGTTATTATCTTTCATCTTTGCTTGTTTTCTTTAGGTATAAGCCCGTCAAGGCGATTGTCGCGATTGCTCCCCCGTCGAAAAGGAGAACGTGCGAAATAGGCGTGTTTTCCGGCCATTCCGAGCAAATCATAAAGCCGATTGCTCCGAGGCAGACGATAGCCGCCAGCGATTGTAGAATCTTTTTCATATAACTCGAAAATTTGGTTTCAAGAAAAACCCTCCGGAGCATCGCACCCGGGAGGGGGTCGTGCGTATGCGAACAATGCACAATGGTAAACGATTTGTGTTTTAGAGCATCCGGTTCTGCCGGAAGTTCGGTTGGGGTACGAGGATTTGAACCCCGACCTTGATAGCCAAATTATCAGGTGCTGCCATTACACCATACCCCAATGGTGGGCGGACCCTTTCACCGCCCAGGGCTTTTGCTAACACTAAACTGAATGACCTATGGGTGCACCTCGCGGCGGACTTTCAAAGCAAAGGTTGCGTGTCTCTCCACGCCTGTCACCCGTGCCGAGCAATTGTGCTAATCATTTACCGGAACTCACATTTCCAACGGACGGAGGCGAAAACAATTCACCACTTGCCCAAGGGGGCCAATGCCGGGGAACCCCCGCCCGCCTTATTGCTCGGCATACCCAAGACCGGACACCGAGTCCTGCCCGCGCTTTCTGCTCCGAACCCCTGCACGAAAAATGGAACCCCGGAGAACATCCCTGCTATCCGGGGTTGGTTAGCGTAAAAGAACCATCCATCCTATATCCGGGAGTTGCACCCGGTCTCCGTCCTTGTCGGAGCATATAGGAGTGATAAAGTTCGGAACCCGGAGAGGCGGTCGGGCCAATCCGGATTTTCACGAACCATAGAAACATACAAGGGGATTTGCACCCCGCGCCCTCCTTGCGGGCGCATTATGGAGTTAAACAAAAGGTTTCAAAAGAAGGCCCGCGGAGCCGCAGGACGGGCCGTAGGTATAAGGATTATGACTGATTATCCGCTTGGGGCTTGCGACTGAAAACCCATGGAAAACCAAACAAGCCCCTCGGCTCCTTGCGCCTCGCGGCGTTTTCATCTTCTTCACTTCGGACAACCGGATTCCCGTGCTTCTTCCGATGGTGGTCTTGTGCAGAATCCCCTCGCGGACGTACCGGGAAACGGTGGTCTGGGTCACTCCGAGATGCCGCGCAGCCTCGGAGCAGGAGAGGAGGACTTCATCATCATTCTCGTTCAACCGTTCGAGAATCGCATCCAGCCGGGCGCGGTCCTGCGCGGAAAGTTCAACTTGCAACTGCATTTTTCACGGTGATCTTAACGGACAACGGGTTTTTCTCCAACACATTGAAAGAGTAATCCCGCCCCTTCTCCTTCATAAGAAACGAATAGGCAACCGCCTTGCAAGAGTTCAGGTCCTTCGCGCCGTCGAAGCAGATGGTATGCTCGCCTTCGGGGAGTTCCTCCAACATGGCCGTCCATTGTTTCCCTGCGATGAGTTCATTGATTCTTTTAATATCCATAAATTTCTGAATGAATTGGAACGGGCATCCCGGAACCGCCCCGGAACCCCGTTTTTCTATCTTCCGCCGCATCCATTTGTCGCCTCCCTCGGAGACGCATGATAATCACTTTACGGACGGTTCGATATTTATACCTATCTAATACCTTGTATCTCGTAGTAGTTCTTTGAGGTCGTTGTCTTTCGCCTGTCTTGCTTCTATTTTTCTCCCAAGCATCATTATCGCGGAACGGCTTCTTTCCCGTACTCCAGGCACGAGGCCACACATTCCTCAAATCCGCAAGGGACGCATCGTATTAAGTCGAGGGGATGATTCAGCTTAACCCCAGGACCGCAGCCGCCTCTTGTACGTAGGTCGCGGCATACCATCAGCACTTCAAAGGTTTCGGAGTTTAGTTATTTATCCTTTCCGATTCCTTTGAAAAGCGGGAGTTTTTTCCTATTTTTGCCGTTGAAAACAAGTGCTAAATGTTTTTCGGCCCGGCAAAGGATTGGGATTTGACCCCCGCTTTTTCGGCTCGGTAGGTTATTTACTTACTAAACCCGAATGCAAAGTTAGGGATATTTCCCAAACCTCCAAAACTTTTTAGGGAAATTTCGCAAATAAATTTTTTTATAAAGCTCCGGGCCTTCAAAAGACTTAATTTTTGAGTTATGGATAGGAATATCGGAGCGCGAATCCAGAAGGCCGTGGACGACCTTTGCGCAGGAAACAAGTCGGAGTTCTGCCGACGCATCGGGCGGCCCGTGGAGGCCATCAAGGACATCATTGGCGGGAAGCAGTCGCAACCCGGCTTCAATCTAATCTACGACATCCTCGCCTCGGATTTGGGAATTTCCCCAAGATGGCTGATTCTCGGTGTTGGGGAAATGACCGACACCCCCACCCCGCCTCCTTCCCCGGCGGTCACGATCGGCTCCATCCAGACCGTCAATATCGGGAATTGGGGCGAGCTTGTCGAACTGCTCAAAGGACAGCGCAAGTGACGGGGAAACTACGGGTGGAATCGAACTAAATCCTCGTCTAATTATTCGTCTAAAACTTGGTAAAAATGCTCAAAATACCGCTAAAAATAATCACCACCATTAGACGAAAGAGCAAAAGAATAAACACTAACTATTTATAAACCAACGAAATACAAGGGCGATAGTGTGCTTCTTCCCAGCACCACTAAAAGCCCTTTCAGACCACTCTGGAGGGCTTTTTTGATGCCAATTCGTCTAAAATTTCGGCACAAAACACAAACACATGAGACACTCGTTCAACATCGACAAGGGAAGCATCCGGCTCGTTGCCACCCACAACGGGAAACAGTACAAGAAAGCGACCGGGCTCACGACGAAGGAAAACCTTTGGGACAAGAAGGCGAAGTCTTTGCAAGCGAAATGCAAGGACCGCCGCATCTGGAAGGACCTACGGGCCATTGACATCCGCGCCGAGGAAAAGCAGGACGAGGCCCGGACGGAGGAGGACGTTTTGCGGGTGATGGAGTACGCCATCACAGGAACAATGCCGGAGAAAAGGGCGTATGGCCCCCGCCCCCTTTCTTTTTGGGAATACTTTTGGGAATGGGCTACCCGCGAGAGTACGCAGGTGCGGCAGAAGAAACTCTGCTACCATAACATAGAACGGCTTATGGGCCGGGATTTCGATTGGAACGACATAGACTCCGCATTCCACTTCCGGCTTGTCCAGAAGATGCAGGAGGCCGGGTTTGGAATCAACTACCAATGGAAAACGGTCTCGCAGTTAAAGACCGTGATGAACGAGGGACGGAAACTCAAGTACCACCACAACCTGGAATATCAAGATTTCAAGACACGGCGCGAGGACCCGGACACGGTGTACCTCACGGCGGACGAGGTGGAGCGTCTTTGGAACTACGAACCGAAAGGGGAACTTGACCGCAAAGCCCGCGACCTTTTCCTTCTCGGCGTGTATTCATGCGCCCGGTTCTCCGACTACTCCCGGCTCTCGGAGGACATGATTCAGGACGGGGTGATTCACTTTACCCAGGTCAAGACCGCCGCCTCGGTGATGGTCCCCGCCTCCCCTCGCCTTCTGGAGATTCTCGCCCGGAACGGAGGACACGCCCCCGCCCTTGCGCAGCAGCACTTGAACGAATGGATCAAGCGTGTGTGCCGGGCCGTGGGGATTGACGGGAAGGTGGAGGTAACGACCACGAACGGACTTCGCCGGACGACCGTGGCGAAGCGCAAATACGAGCTGGTTTCGTCACACACGGCGAGGCGCACGGGAATCACCCTCTTGTATATGACCGGGATTCCGCTCCAGCAGGTGATGCTAATTTCCGGCCACAAGGACGAGGATAGCATCCGGCACTACCTGCGCTTGTCGAAGGAGGAAAACGCGGCGATGCTCAAGGACAATCCGTTCTTTATGTAGTTTAGAATTATTCTAAATTACCGTCTTTATCAACGGTTGCCGCCCTTTGTATTGGACGGTGATGTAATGCCGGTTGCGGAGGTCGGTTAGAATGTGTTCCAGGTTCGTCCGGTCCATGCCGAGTTCCTCGGCCATCGCTCCGTGGTACTTATCCACTTGTCTATACTTCGCGCACTTGTGGGAGAGGTATGAAAAGACGATAAGCGGGAGTCCACGGAGTCCCGATGTAGTCTTGAGTTCAAAAAAGGTGGCGGTCACTCCTTCTATAAGTCGGATGCCGCCATCTATCAAGTAGCCGTTGTCGCCGAGGCTTTTTTGAGATTGGTAAAATTTAGCACGGGAAATATTTAGCCCACTTGCTATCGCAGACGGTGTGACCGTCCAACCAATCGGAACCACCCCATCAAGTTCATCCTCGTACCCTTCAATCGAAAACTCCCCTTGCTTCGTGAAAGTCATTTCGCCGTAATCCCATAGGGAACGATAGAGGATTTGACTGTAAACGATTTTGTCTGCGATTGTCATGCTACTCTCCTTGAGGGTGCATGGATAAAAGATAACTTTCATCTCCTGTCCTATTTATTGCCGCCCTGTCCGAATGTTCAATAAAGAAAGAGAGGAAGGAGGGACAGGATTACTCTTTGTCGGCGGGTAGCTACTCCGCGCCTATCCTCTCTTTTGCAAAGATAGAAACTTTATTGTAAACCACAAAAAACGGAGTGACAATTTCACACATCATGAGTCCGGTTTTCACACATCATACTGTCTAAATTTCACACATCATGTGTCTAAAATCCACACATTAGCGCCGTCTAAATTTCACACATCATTGTCTAAATTTCACACACATCATAATAGAATTAACATAAAGGCTTTATTTCATAAAAGAAAAACATAATGCCTATTTTGTCAAATAGGCCCATGTCTTTTTCTTTGTGTGTCTTTCTTCATCTTCTTGCTTCATCTTCTTGCCGAAAGTGCCCCAAATCGAAAATAACGCGGTACTACGGGGAAGTATCACCCTCCCCGTAGTATGTCAATCCATCTTGTAGTAGTCCATTGACTTGTTTATCGTCCCGTCTTTCGCAACGAGGAAGAAGGAACGGGAGTCCTCGAAGCGGTAATGCAGCGTGTCCCCGTCCTCGTCCTCCGTCACATACAAGTCCGGGTACTCCAGACGGTAGGAGAATCCCCCGTCGCTCCCGTTCTGCCTCCCGGACGAATCCGTCCAATAGGCAACGCCCGTTGTGGCCGTGTCGAACTCCAGGACGTGATAATAATAGCCGAAGATGGACATGATGGCGCGATAGCCGTCCGTCCGATACGAGGAGCCGACGAGCCGGGTGTCCTCCTTTGGTGCGGTGTCGCCCTTTTGACAAGCGACAAAAGCCGTGACGCACACGGCAAGGATGGTAAGAATCCTTTTCATAATGATGTTGAATAATTAAGTTATACATGAGAAAAGGGCGAAGGCGCACAAAGCACCCCCGCCCCCCCCTTCTTTTCTTTCTACACGAAATACCGCATCGCCGCCTGCGACAACTCCACCCGGTCCTTCACGATATAGGACTCCGTTTGGCTTTGTGCGGTGTGCTGCAATATTTGTTGAATCTCCGTCACCGTCGCCCCGATCCGGGAAAGGTTCGTCGCTGTGGAAATCCTCGCCGTATGCGAGGTGATGAACTTCCACTTCGGACCCTTGCGTTCCACCCCGCCCCGCTGGACCACCACCTCCGAGTCGATACCAGCGAGCTGCGCAATCTTCCGGACGGCCTGGTTGTACCCCGGCATGGTGATAGAGAGGTTGCGGTGCGCGTGGTTCCACCGGATGCGGGCATCAAGCCCCGGCTTCAAGGGGATGGTCCCCACCTTCTTCGTTTTCTTCGCCGTGAAACGGATGCACCCCTCCCCGATGTTCTCCGGGGTGAGCGTCAGCGCGTCCGAGACGCGGAGCCCCGTGTAGGCGCAGATAAGGAAAAGGTTCTTGACGAGCCTTTGCTTGTCCGTGTGGACCTCGGCCTTCTCGAACTTCTCCAACTCGTCCTCGGTCAGATAGGTTTTCATCGGCTTTGTGCCCTTCAACGCGAGGCACTTCTCCCAGCCGTGCGGGAGGTCAAGCTCATCCTCGTAGCGGTGGATGAGGGCCTTAAAGTGCCCCGCGATGGTCTTTCCCGTCTGCGGGGCCACGGACTCCCGGAGGTGGTCCGCGAGGTCATAGAGGTTCGCCCGGTTCACGTCGTCCCACTCGCGGATGCCGACGGCCCCCAGGTGCTTGCGGAGGGACTGTGCGGCCCCTCCCTTTGATTCCATCCTGTCGATGGCTTCTTGTAGTGTTCTCATAACTCTTGGATTTTTGGTTGGAGAGGAAAGGCGGTATCACCCGCCCTGCCCCTTGTTTTTACAGGCACTCGCTCACTTTCTCCGCCACGTCCTCGCCGTATTTCCTTGCGATTTCCGAAATCATGGCTCGGCAAAGGATGCAGGATGCAGTCAGCGCCTCGCGGCTCGACGCCTCGCAAACCTCCTTGTATTGCTTCCATGCGGAAGCATAGTCAAGCCATTTTTCATCGTCGTGGCGGATTTTAAAGAACTCCGCGATTTCGATTCGGACTTCAATGTGATCATTGCGGTTCGTCATTTCGGCCCAGTGGTCGAGGGTTTCCTGTGTCAGTCTGATGTGCTTCATAACTCGTTAATTTTAAGGTTGGAGAGGAAAGGCGGTATCACCCGCCCTCCCCCTTTCTTGTTTTCACCCGCGCTTGTATGCCCGGCACTTGCTCCGGTCCGTGTATAGCAGGTGTCTTTCGTCCCGGTCGGCCAGGTGGATGGCGCCGAGGCTCGGCGGGACGGCATCGCACTCGTACCCGCGACAGATGTCAAGCGTACAATGTACGCACGTCCAGCAGCAACGGAAGGCCGCGTCCTCCTTCATGGCTTTCATAGCTCCACCTCCCGGATAAGAAGTTTGTTCAGGTCGTAGTGTTCCGCGTCGCGGGACACAAGTTCAACGGCCTCGCCATAGGCGGTCGCCTCGTCGCAATCGACAAAGCACCGTTCACTCCCGGCCTCCACCTCTCCGTGAAGATTCCCGGAGAAACAAAGGTTCGTGAAAAGGTCGCACATAAGCGCGTAGCCCGTCCCGTCGTCGTCATGGACGGTTGAAAGGATTACTTGTTTCATAACTCAAACAGATTAGAGATTTGGAGAAGATGCGCCCGGCCATGGGTGCACCCCCTTTTTCGTTTCCTACCCAAGCACGGCCTCCTCGATGGTGGTGTTCCCCTCCTTGATTTGGAAGAGCCAATCCTCCACGGTGGCGAGGGTGTCGGCCTGCCCTTGGATGGCATCTTCGCACGAGTACCAGAAGTCGTCCCCTTCCGGGGAGTCCTCCTCGTAGTTCCAATGGCAATCGGAGGCGAGCTCCTCCATTTCGGCGCGGGCGTCGCAGATGGCGGTTTCGAGAGCAGAAAGACGCTCAAGCAATTCTTGCTTATTCATAACTCAAAGATTTAATGGTTCATGGAGGACCGGGGAGGCATCACCCGCCCCGGCCCTTGTCTTACTTGAGGGACTCCTTGATGTCCTTGATTATCCGCCGGGCCTCCTCCTGGATTCCAAGGTCGAAAGTCCCCGAAAGATAGAAAAGTTCCTGCACGTGTCCCTTCGCGGTCTTTGCATCCAGAAAGCCCGCCTTGACCGCGTTCGCGGTGTCGTTGAGGTGATCCTTCGCGTACTTGCAAAGGTTCTCTTTGTTCACTTCTTTTGCCATATTCAAGCGTGTTTTAAGATTGTGTATTCGTCCACTTCCGGGATAACGGCGAGGCCTCCCCACGTCCCGTGGAGCTGCCCCGCATCGTCAATCCATATCACCGTCCCGATTCGTCCGGGATAGGTGGAGTCGTAGGGGTCGTCGAGCCGGTCTATCCGGATGGTGTCCCCCTCTTTTACTTTTCCGTTTCTCATTCTTCGCCCTCCTGCACTTTAGCAAGTTCGCGGAGGATATTCCCGCACCGGAGGATGGTCGTCTCGAGGCTGTTCGTCGCGTCCTGGACGCAAATCTTTTCACTCGCCGCCCGCAGGTCGCGGATGGTCTGGAGTACGCACTCGCCGATAAGGTCAAGGTCGTTTTTCGTGAAAGTAAGATTATACATAACTCATTTAGATTTAGATTGTTAAACATTTGGAGAGGGATAGGGCGGTCGGGCCCCGTCCCCCTTTTACTCTTTTCCCTCCCGGCGGCGGTTGTTGTCCACAATGTCGTCGAACCACTTATCCCCCATCCTTAACTTGAAGATGGCGAGCTTTCCGACGTTGAGCCCGTCCAGCGGGAAGCAAAGGAATTGCAGGGCGTCCGGGTATCTGTTGTTCCCGGTGAGTCCGTAGTGCTCATTCATGTCCTTCCCGGTGAACTGATACCACCCCGACGGCTTGCCGATCCCATCCTTTTCCATGAGCTTTTCGTAGCCTTCCGTCCAGTCGCGGAGCGTACCACCGCAGCCGATGATGGTGTAGTAGGAGCCTTCGTAGGCTTTCGTGAAGAGGTCTTTTGTCGTAATCATAACTCAAAATGTTTTAATGGTTTGGCGAGCCCGGTCCCGGTCAGGGGACCGAACCCGAAAGAGTCAGAACGAGAGCCGGAGGAAGGCGTACTTTTCATCGTCCCACACATCAAGCGGATGGATTTCCCGGCTGATGGTGCGCCCGTCCCCCGCCACGAAAGGAAGAGTAACGCCAGCGCACGGCATGATGATGGCGACGGACCCGTCCTCGGCGGTCACCTTCGCGGCCCGGCGAGGTCCGTAGGTGCGGATGGATTTGATTCCGTAGTGGTCCATGAACTTGCAGATTTTAGCAAAGAAGGAGACCTGGAAACAAGCATCGCCGACACGGACGATACCGATTTGCCGGACGTCGTACTTATCGCGCAATTTGTTTTCGGCCTTCTCCCTTTTAAGCAGATCATAGACCGCCCCGGTGTCGATTTCGTGCCTCTCGGATTCCTCGTTGGCGGGGATGACGGCTCGCCAGTTGGGGTATTTCCCAACAACCTCGCGCCCGTCCTTTCCGATAATCTTCCCCTCGTTCTCCGCCTCGTAGGACTCGGCGCAGGCCGCAAGTATATGAGAGTCACATGCAACCCGGTAGCCTCCATCGTGGAAATACCCGCACATGACGGGCCGGATTGGATCGTCCGCGAGGAAGTCCGCCTGATTAAAGCGCCCGGACGGGGCCGGTGTCTCCATGTAGAGGGCGGCCTTGATTCTGTCGATGGCGTTTTTGATGTCGTCCTTCGCGTTAGAAAGGTCGGTCGCGGTGTAGGTCAGGATTCGCACGGCTTCGCGCAGCTCTTTTAAGGATTCGGTTTTCATAACTCAAAATTTTAATTGTTGAACATTGGAAACCGGGGAGGCGGTCAAGCCCCGCCCGGC